AAAGCCCAATATTACAAAAATGCATATTCTCCCTCCCACCCTCTCGTGAGGCTCTGTGGTCAAAAATCCGACCCCATCTGCTATATTATTTTCTGACCGTTGAACCATATGCCGTCATTTCTTACTATAAGAACAGCATAACCACTTGAGTCATAGAAAGCCAGACCGTTGCCAGAGATTGCAATTTCACTGCCAGCTATTTTTGTAGTCTCTCCTGCGACTACTGTTACGGTTTCTCCTGTGACAACAACTTCTGTAGCTTTTATCTCTACCTTGCCGGTGACGTGTATCTTGAGGTTGTGTGAAGTTCTGTCATACTCTATCCTTGTGCCGTCTTTAAACTCTATTACAAACTTGTCTCTTGTTTGTGAAGGTGGTTTATCTTTGTCGTTGTAGATGCTTCCAAGCACAAAGCCCGTATCCCAGTCGTCTTCATAAAAGCCACAGACAACAAGCTCGCCTATATCTGGTAGCCAGTAGTGTTTGTCGTGTTGTGTCTTTTGATGGACTACTGGGAGCCAGTAGGTTATGACTGCATCTGCGTCTTCTATCTGCACTCTGACTTTTGCGTTTTTGTCGTCAACTTCCACTACCTTGCCAACTCTTATCATTTTTTCTCTCCAGGTGCAAGTAATAGCTCTAATTCTGTAATATAGCCATCTCTGGTAATCGTGTGTGTGGCACATTGGATGTAATACTGTCTGTCAAATCTACCAAAGCCAGATATTTCCACCCATTCTCCTGCGTGAAGTCCTGGAATGCCTACGCACTCTACCCTTGCCTGTAGTTCTTTCATGCCATTGAGTGTTGCTTGCTTTTTGGCTATGGTCTCTGCCTGTCTCTGGTTCTCTACTCTCCGGTTTATCTTCTGTGTGTCTCCACTTTTGACTTTACTCCGTTTTTTGTCCTGTGTTGTCTCTTTCTTATTCGGGTCAAGATAGATTACTTCAGAGGTTTGTTCATACAGGCTTGAGACTTCAAAGCTGGCAGAGATGATGTTGTCTCTGGTGAGTTTGTAGATGCCTACCGGCTCTTCAGGATCTATTATCACAAGCCTTTTGTTTGATACTTTACATGTTTTACCGTAGAGCCTGCAGAGTTCTGCGAGAAACTCAAGGTCTCTTTTTTGGTTCTGAGTAAGCCTGGTGAATTGAATGTCCTCGCCCTTGAAGTGTAGACTGTAGCCGTGTCTCTGGGCTATCTCTTCTGCTATTTGTTTTAGGGTTTTGTTCTCAAAGGCGGTTGTCTTTATGGTGCGATAACTTGATTTTACATCTTTTGCAAGGGCTTTGATGGTAAATGTGTCTCCATCTCTGCTGACTGAGTAGGTGTAGCTGTCTATGAAAAACACGCCTGCGTTTCTGATCCTATCTGTGTAGCCGAATTTGACTTTCAGGGCTGAGCCTCTTGCTGGTGGATTTTCTCTGAAAAAGCCTTCTGGGTCATGCAGTTCTATCTCTATGTCATCGCTCTCTTGCTTTTGTAGTCCGTCGTTGTCAATATATCTGAAAGAAATGAGAAAGGGTGTTATATGTGTGGTGATATCTGTGTTATTTAACTCCACATACAGATATGGCTGTGGCACTAATCTGTCTGCCATGGCGGTGCTACCTCGGTAATATCTTCTTCATATTCAAGCTCTGGCACTGTTAACTCTATGCCCGCTGGAAGCACTGGCATGTGGCTGTATTGTGGGTTGTATAGCAGGAGAGCATCATAGACATATGGGTCTCCATAGAGCCTGTATGCTATCAAATCCCATCTGTCTCCATCTTTTGTGATGTATCTCATTTTGTGGCTCCTTCTCTGGTGATTAGGGCTTTAGGTTGTTGTCTGGTCTGTGTCTGGCTATTGGTTTTCTTTTGTCTGGCTTGTTGTCTTCTTGCGTTCTGTGTTTTTTGTAGCTCTTTCTTTGTAAATTCGGTAAGCTCCAGGGTAAGTTCTATAGCTACAGGTTGTCCATACACGTTGGTCTGCGTGTATTCTGCGCTTATACGGTCTATAACAAATTCTCCGAGCACTTGCTGGGCTATTATGAGTTTCTGGGGCTCGCCTTTTTCTGCAAGTTCTTTGAGCTTCTGGTATGCAGACTGAGGGTCTCCCAACATCCAGTGGAGCTTGAGCTTGAGGTTTATTTTTCTGAGCTCTTTACCAAACCATTGCGTTGTGGACGGTGGTTGTATGGTCTGGGGTCGTGCATAGATGTAACTATTGTCTTCTGTGTGTGCGTAGTATTGATGCACTTCAAAAATCACATCTCCAAGTGAGCCGTATTGCATTAGTATCTCCTCCTGAAGTGTTCGTTTTCTATGCGTCTGAGGACTTCTCTTATCTGTTTTTCCAGCTCAATGGCAACGTCTTTGCTATGTGCGTTTATGGTGATGTTTATGTGGAAGTTTCCTGAGGATGCCATAGCGGGCTTTCCTGATATGCCTGTGGCGCTCTGAAGTGTGTGTCTCATAGCATTCACAAGTGGCGTGGGTTTTATACTCTCTGCTATGGTCTCCACAAGCCTTATCCTGTGAATGTCTCTGAGTGGTCCTTCCTTTGCCGGGCTGAATGGTAGCATGTTTCTTATCTTCTGCACGATTTCTCTGAAGGCTTCCACTGGCTTGTTTGATAGTGATTTTATGCCCTGCCATAGTGTGCTGACAAGCCTTGCACCTGCATCAAAGAGGTTAACCCCAAAGAGCTTTTTCACAAGATTGTTAACCGCTACGATTATCTGATAGAAGGGGTTTACAGACATTAAAAAGCTTGCGAGTCTCTGCCAGTTTTGTTTAAGCCAGTTCCATGCTGATGTCAAAAGTCTTGTCACTCTGTCCCAGTTTTTCCACAGAAGCCATGCGATGCCGGCAAGGGCAGAGACTATGGCTATTATTGCAAGTCCAACTGGGTTAAAGGCTACGAGAGATAGCATAGCAACTCTTGCAAAGAGGATTGCTCCTTTCAGCACGTTGAAGGCTATTGCAAGTGCTTTAATCACAGTTCCTACAACAGACAGGATGCCCATGGAAAAGCTTATGAGCTTGAGAAAAGAGGCAAGCACTAAAGAGACTGTCCCTATTACAGCTCCGAACACCGCAAGCCCTGCTATGGGGTAGCCTATGGCTTTTGCAAGGCTCTGGTTTTTCTGTATCCATTCTATTATTGGCCCAAGCACGTTGTTGTTGATGGTGTTAAATATATTTTTGAGAGGCTCTGCAAAGAGAGAGCCTGCCACTCCCATAAGGCTCTCAAGGGTGCCAAAGAAGGACTCTTTGACGTTTTTCCACGTGTTCATGGTTTTGTTTATTCTGTCCTGAAGGCTTGCCTGTTCGTCCATTGCCTTGCGCATGCCCTCAATTCCTGTAAAGCCTCCTTCTTCTATCTGCTTTCTAAGTTTTTGATATTCTTCAGGGTCCATAGTGTTTTTTAGGGCTTCGAGGTAAGCCAGAGCTTCTTCTTTGTTCTTTGCAAGCAAGGCGGCCACTGCACGCATACCTTCGTCGCCAAAGAGTTGTTTTATCACTTGCATCCTCTTGAGTGGGTCTTGCACTTTCTTAAGCTCTTGTCTGAAGGCAATAAGAAACTCTTCAAGCTTAAAGCCCTCTTCTGTCATGAAGTCTTTTGCCCGAAGGGAAATCTGCACACCCTTCAGTTTTTTCACATTTTCGTCAAAGCTCATTATTCCTTTAAACATGCCTGCTATGGCAGTTCCTGCGGTCTCACCCTCCAGTCCTACCTGCCTAAGCGTGCCGAGCATGGGAAACATGAAATCTACCGCTTTCATGCCTGTTATTCCAAGTTGTTGCAGGTAGTTCGAGAAGTATTTTGTTGAGTAGGCTATATCAGAAAGCTCCATCCCTGATGCAAATTTTAGTCTCTGTAGTTGGTCTATGAATTGAGGAAACTGCTTTGGGGCTATTTTGTAAGCGTTTGCAAACTTTGTTGCCATGTCTGCCATCGTTCTGGGGTCTACTTCGTCCTTGAAAAGCACCCATGCCTTTGCAGTGCCTTCCAGTATCCCTCCTGCGATGTCTTTTGCGGAAAGCCCTCCAGCTTTAAGCGTGGTAGCCATTTCATAAAAAGCCTTTGTGGCACCCGGCAGTTCAACTCCGAGTTTTTCCACCTGCTTTATTATTTTTTCTAACTCTTCAGGCGTTCCCGTTTTTGTCATAAAAGCAACTTCCATACGCACCCGTGCATCTTCAAGCTCCTCAAAGGCGTTCATAGCCTTCGTAAGAGTTGCCAGAGGCATGGCTACTGCCTGCGCAGACTTGAGAGAGATGTCCTCAAGTTTCTCGCTGAAGTTATGTATGCTTTCCTGCAGTTCTCTGAATTTGCCTTTTGTCTGCTCTACGTTTTTTGCCAGTTCTCTGACCGCCTGCGTCGCCTGGAAAAGTCCTCTGGTAGCGTTGTCCACAAGTTGCAGGCTTATAGCAATGGCAAAGCTTTCCATTTCCTGCCTCAGTGGAATATGTTATATGTATGGTCTGGCTTGGACTGGTAGCACTTCTTTATTTTCTCTTCCCCGCCTTTTTTGCCCTCTATGTCCTGCTTGCACCTCTTTTCTATGTTCTGCTCTTTGCCTTTCTGGTTTACCTTGCTGTGTGGGGAATTCTGCGCTTTGTCAATCATCGTCGTCAGCAGAGAGCTCTTCGTAAAATTGTTCAAGACTACGTAGCCAGAAGGAGAGCTGAGATATCCGCATCCTACAAAGCTCCTCATAGCTAAAGCCGTGTTTCATCATGCTGAGGATGGCTTTTGGGCTTGGAAAGGGCTTACCAGTTTTCCCACCTCGTTGAGCAGTGTAAGGGCGTCTGCTATGGGCATGTTTTCAAGCTCATCCTCGCTCATGGGTTTGCCATCTATCTCCACAAGCCTTACAGTTAGCAGTTTTATTATCTCATTCTGGCTATTGGCATGCTCCATAGCCCAGAAAAGGTCTTTACCTTTCCCTTCTTTTATCCTTGCGGTTCTCCCGTCAGAAAGCTTTATCTCCATGCTTAACCTCCAAGAGCCTGTCTGTATTCAGATAGCTTGTCCTCGCCGTTGACTTTGAGGATGTTGTTAAACACATCTATCTCGTAGATCTCTTTGTCATCTACCTCAAGCTTGTAGTAGATGACTGCCATACTTGCCTCCGCCTCTGCATTGTCGCCTTTTTTTAACTTGCCTGTGTCAAACTCTTTGAAGTAGCCTTTTATCTCTGCTCTGAGTGGTTTGACGGTCACGCCGTGCTGGTCGTAAACCTGCACAGTCGCTCTTACTATCACCGTGTGCACTTTTGTGGGGTCTGATGCGTAAGCTATGAAGTCAGGGTATACGCTGTTAAACTTTATGCGTGCCTCCATCTTGTCCACTATGGTATGTAGCTCTGTTTCTCCCACAAGCCCAAGAGCCTTCAGCTCTGTGGTTTTATACTTTACCTTTGGAAGGTCTACCTCCTCTGCACGGGCTATGAAGTCTGTGCCGTCTATCCATACCCTTGCGTTTGTGACTCTGTTGATGCTGATCATGAGAGCACCCCCAGTTTTGCTTTTAGTTCTGATTGTTCTTTCAATAGCTCTGAGCTTCTATAAAGGTTCTGGAGAAGCCTTGAGTTAAGCTCCTGAAGTTCTGCGGTCTTTGCGGTCAGGGTGGGCAGGAAGCTTTGTGGGTCAAGGACATAAGCCTTCTCTTTTATGCTCTTTATGAGCTCCTCTCTTTCCCTTCTGAGAGCTTCAAGCTCCTCTCCTATGTCGTAAAGCCTTGCCTTTAACTCAACCATGTTTTAACCTCCGACTACTTTCTTGAGAAGGTCTATGTCTATAACCTCGAGGAAGGTTATCCTTTCTGCTGGTGGTGGTGGCATTATATGGTAGGCAAAGGTGAGGTGTCCGCTGGCAAGTTCACTGGGTGGGTTTTTGTCCTTTGGGAAGTAGCAGTATCCATCCACCAGTGCTCCTCTGCCTACAAGGGTTCTGATGAAAGCGTTAACTCCAGAAAGGACACCATCTATTGCCACCTGCACTGGTTTATCAAGCCATTGCAGGGCATAGTATTCGAGGCTTTCTGCGATTATGTCTACAGTTCTCTGAATGTTTATAAAGTTCAGTGGGTCTGTCTTTGATGGAAAGGCGGAAGACCTGTTGCCCCATACACGGTAGCCTGTGCCGAAGTTGTTAAAGACGGTGACTATGCCAGCTGCGTTTAGCTGGTTGGCTTCTGTGTTTGGGTCGTTGACAGAGGCGGTTATTTGTCTTTCTATCCCTATTATTCCCTGCAGTTCCTGGTTGGAAGGCGACCACCAGTAGCCTTTCTCATGGTCTGTTCTTGCGATAACTCCTGCAAGCCTTGCGGATAGCGTCTCAAGCCTTTCTGTGTTTGTAGTTGTATCCCACACTTTCACGTGCGGGTAGCATATTACCGCTCTATAATCCGAATAGTTAAGTATCCCTCCTGCTCCTCTTGCGTTTATTGCCTGCTGGACTGTGTAGCCTACTGGTGCATCTATCAGTGCCATAGCTCTGACTGATTTCAGGTTTGCTTTTGCTATCATCTCCGTGGCAACTGCTGGTATTGTGGAAAAGCCCGGTGCAATTATAAGTTTTGCGGTAAAGCCGAACTGAGAAAAGAGAGTATCCACAAGTTGAAGTCCTGTCCTCCTGCCTGTTGAGCTTACAGAGCCTATTACATCAGAAGGCTGGACTGCAGAAGGGTCTGGCTGACCGCTGGCATTCTTGTGCACTCTCGGGTCAAAGACATTTACCGCTATGATTACTGTGCCTCCGTGGTCAAAGATGGCATCAAGGGTATATGGTATGGTGTATCCGGGCGTAGGCTGTCCAAAGTATTTTGCTCCGTCTTCTCTTGAAAGGATAAGAAGGGGACTGTTTACAACTTGCTCATACCAGTCCTCTTCTGACATGCCCTGTGGCACTGTGGTATGCACGGGTGCAGTGCCAACCAGAAAGACTACTGCGGACTTTACCTCTCTTACAGGAACTGGTCCTTTTGTGAGCAGGATTGTCTCAACACCATGCAGAAAATCAACCATTTGACGCCTCCTTCTTTGACCTCTTTGTATTTTCTTCCTTTAGCACTCCCATTTCAAGCAAAGATTTCACCTGCTCTGTCTCTTCAAGCTCTACAAGCATGCCTGTGCTGAGCAGAATATCCTGCACAGGCAAAGGGAAGTCCGCTTTCAAGACTCTGTAGCTTTTTTTCATCTCTATACCTCCTCAAAGTCTATTCTTCTTGTAAGCACTTCCTCTTCGCTATAGAGCACTTCTCTGCCTTCTGCTCTGAAGGAAACTTGAAAGACAAACTCAGAGGTGTCCGTAAGCAAAAGCTTGGCCCCTGCAGGCATAAGCTTATAGCCTTCTATTACTGTGTTATTCAGCCTGTATAGCCTGTCTATTATTGCGTATGCTCCCGTGCCGTCATCTCTGAGGCTTCTGAAAAAGACAAGCACAGAAAGGTCAAAGACGCTTTCAAAGCCAGCGTTGAAAAGGTCAAGAGGGGTAAGCTCATGTTTTTCTATTACAACTCTCAGGGCTGGATATGTGGCAGGTCTTTTAAGCAGGTCTTCAGGCTTGCCAGACCATAGCTGAACATTTTCAAAGCCGAGGTTCTTTATAGCCTGCACAATGCCGTTTTCAATCTTCTGCCACATCAGAGAGCCTCCTCAAAGGCACTTCTGAAAATCCTCGATAGGGCTTTACCAGACAGATACTCTGCCACGGGCTTCATAAAGGGTCTTGCGGGCATTTTCTTTGTGCCATACTCGTGGTATATGGCATACTTGACTGGAGTGCCTATTGTTGCAGAGTAGTCATTCACTTTCGAGTTAAAGCTCTGTCTGAGCGTGGTTGTCCTGTGCAGGACTTTCTCTGAAAAGCCTTTCTTGAGCTTCCAGCGCAGGTATTTTTCTTTGAGAGGGGGCCATTCTACGCTAAGAGACTTACCTTCTGTTTTGAAAAGTTCTGAAAGCTTGCTAACTCCCTCTGCTCCTGCTCTCTCAAGGGCGAGTCTTACCGATTGTCTTATCCTCTGTGGCAGTTCTTGCATGTAGCTTTCAAGTCTTCTTATATCTCCTTCCATACCATTGCCCCCTTCGGGGTTATGTTCAAAAGCCTTTCTACTTCTCCTGCGAGCTCCTTAGTTCTGACTATCTCAGTGTTTCCTTGCCCTCTATAGTAGAGGTTTATGTGTGGGGCAAGCTCAAGCACTGCGAGGTATATGAGAGCTTGTCTGTGTTCTTCTTTCTGTGGGTCTGGGGCACTGTTTGTCAGTTTTACAAATCTGCCGTAGGCTCTGTTTATTGCTTTCTGGATGAGCTCTTCGGATATGTCAGCTTGCTTGAGAAACTCTCTTACCTCTTGCACGCTTATCATCCGTCTTCTCCTCAAGTCTTTCTGCGAGGGATAGGTTCATCAAAAGCTCTGCTACATGCTCTTCAAGCTCCTGCACTCCTTCCTGCACTCTGTAGAGCCTGCCGTTTATCCGCACCTCTTGTGGTCTGAAAACTCTGACTTTCATCAGTTGCTCTCAACCCTTACTATCGCAGGCTCATACAGACGCTTTATCGCAAAGTATGCCTTCCAGCCCAGCGTCTTCACTCTTCCAAGCCTGTCCACGTTAGTCTGCACCATCCTCAGAGACGTGCCATCCAGGTCAACTATGCCATAGGCATCTTTGCCGAGGACAAGGGTCTGGTAGACCGTTGCAGGTGGCGTTCCTCCGTTTGAAACAGTTGGCAGTGTAGTGGACACATAAAACTTTACACCTGCAAACTGTCCTACAAAGCCTTTTTCAAAGGCGGACATGTTGGCGCTGGCGAGTTGTAGTAGTTCACTGTCTGTAAAGAGGTCAAGGATTTTGTCTGGATGTATGAGGCATACATAGTAGCCGTCTTCAAATGGTGGGATGTTTTCTCTCTGCAGTAGGTTTACCGCTTTTCTTATTTCTGTCTTGGAGAGTTTTTGTGTGCCTGTAAGCTCAGACCTTGCGTTTACTCCTCCTGCGTATAAAACATTTGTTCCTGACACAAGCTCGTTCATGGCTATGGTGTCAAGGCTTCTCTGCGCCTGGTCTGCAAGGATGTCAGTGGCATAGTCCACAAGGGGAACAAAAGAAGTGAGGTCTGCAAACTCATACAGGTCTATGCTGTCTCCGTATTCCTGCACGGTGACCTGTATAGGAGTGAGGTTAGGAAGGGCGGTTGCCTGAGGTGTGGGCTGGTCGGTTATGGGAGTGGTGATAACAGGCTTGGGGTTTGCCCTGTAGAACTCTATGGTTCTGCCCGAGTTAGCAGGCAGGCTTCTTTTCTGTCCGAACTTTAGCGCAACGAGGTTGGCTTTTACATACTCAAGCAACTTCCTCTCGTAGTAAAGAGGGAAAAGCTCGGGGTGTGTAGTCCTGCTTACTGTGCTCATTTTTGGACCTCCTCATAGAGTTTTGTTCTGAGCTTTAAAAGCTCCTGATAGTCAGCTTTCTCAAGCCAGTCTTTTGAGAACATTTCTGGCTCTTGAAACTGCTGGACTGAAGAGCTTCTGAACTTTTCTTTTGCTCTTTCTTGATAATCATCAACTACAGCCTTGAGAGTGTCCGCATCCGCTCTGTCTATGAGCTTGAGAAGGGGTGCGTTGTCTCCATCTACGGCACGCACAAGCCTGACCGCTTCTGCTTTGAGATGTTCGTAATACTTCTTGCCAAGCTCTGCAAGCTCTTTTAGCTCTTGTTTTTCTTTCTCCGCAAGCTCCAGTTTAGCCTGCAGAGTCTCCACAGTCTCCTGAAGCTCTTCTTTGCTGAGCGTCAGTATAACTTCTTTTGTGAGCTTCTCCATATTTAACCTCCTTGACAGTGTTTTTCATAAAGCCTTTTTGCTCTGTCGTAAATCTGCCTGTGTCCATGAAGGCTTGACAGTTGCATAGCAGCCTTAAGTCTCTCACAGGAAATCTTCCCTTCCCATGTTTTGTATGGATACCTGCGAGAAGAGGGGTCTAAAAAGTAGTCCTGAGGAGCTTTGTCTCTTAGCTCTGGGTCATCCCACCATTCAGCGGTGGAAAGCGTGATGTCTTCATACTTGGAAAGCAGTCTTGCGTTGGGGTCTGCGCCTTCAAAGACCAGTGAAAGCTCTTTAAACTCTATATCTACCACCTTGTCTTTTTCTTTTGTGAGCACCGCACCTATGGACACAGACTTGATGGGGCTTGGAGACATTTTTATAAGACTGACGAGCCTTTCATTGCCTTCTTTTGTTACCCTCACCCTTGCCATCAAAGCCTTCTGACTGTCATCAAACCAGCTATGAACTACAACACCAACAATTTTGTCCACCTTCCACTCGTGGTCTAAAAGCAGAGGCTTGCCAATCAGGTCTGCCTGCTTTTTTATGAGAAGTTCCGAGGGAAAATAAAACTCACCTTTTGCACTCTGTATAGGTGTGTCAGCAGAAATAGCACGCACTGTGAACTCTATGTAGTCCTCTGTCTCTTCCACGCTTTCAGGCTTGAAAGCCAGGGTCAAAAGCATACACTACATGCTAAGCTTTCAGTAGCATGCTATCAAGCAAGGATTTCAAAGGCTCTCGTAGATTTCTCTGAGGTGTTCTGGCAGTAGCTCTGCAGGATATTCTTTTGTGGCTATTTTATCCAGATGCCACCACCAGTATTCAAGGGGCTTGTTTTTGTCCTTTTCCATGTAGGCGGGTGGTCCAAATTTCTTCAGTCCTTTCAAAAGCTTGATGTCAAGCTCCTTTACCATATGGTCTAACCCAAGTTCGTGTATCCTTGTCCTTGTGTCTGCGGTTATATGGTAGTTGTGATGACAGTAGGCTGAGGGTATTGTTTCAGGATAGCGGAGGCTAAACTCATAAAAGCCTATAAGCTCTAAATGAGCCTGATTATGGCCGACTGGAAGTTCTTTTGCACTCTCTCTATCCATCTGTCCACCTCTTCCTTATACATTGAATTTATAGAAAGGTTTGCGTCAGAGCATACCACCTTAATATTGCCTCTGTAAAAGACAAAGTAGTCCTGACCAAATCTTCTTTCCACAAATACCTTATCTGGCTTTTTTATGATGTCGTAGGCTAAGTTTTTATACTCTTCCAGAGAACTTACACCTACCTCCTGCGCATGGTCATGATAGTGCTTCTGGACAAACTCACCAAGATATTTCAGTATTTGTTTATCTGTGGCATCTGCAGGTGGACGTGCCCACTCACTTCCCAAATGCGCCCTTATCCTGTTGTTTATCTCCGCTCTTGTAAGCGAGCTATACTCCTTAAGAAGCTCTCTCTGTCCAGGACTGTCTTTGCCAATAGGCTCCACACTGGCAGGGATTTTTACCTCTACTTCTTCTGTCTGTGCGACTACCACACACCTGCAGTGTGGGTGGATGGGTGGGAGCTTTCCTGGGATGCCTGCACTTGTTCCTTTCTGCACTGTGTTTATGAAGGGCTTGAGGTCTCTTATAAGTTCTGGGTCTTGAGTGGAGACAAGCATGTCCAGCGCTCTTACCGCCTCCTCGGTCCTGAAAACTCTACCGTCCATTGACCGGCATATTCTGCATGTGAGCCTGTCGTTTACTGCATCCCACCTGTAGTATGAGATTCGGGCCTTTTGTAATGTGTAGATTCTGCCTGCGTTTCTAAGGAAGTTGACTGAGGTGTCTATTATCTGTCTTGCCTTCCATTCGGTCTGAGGTTGTATGTAGCTCCTGAACTGTCTGAGAAACTCCTTCACGCCCTTTTGACCTCTGCCTATGGGGTTGCCCTGCTCTAAGTAGTAGGCACTCATCCAGTCCAGAACTCTTTTTCTTAACTCTCTGTCCCCTTGAAAGAACTTGCCAAGATAAAAGTCATGCAGTCTCAGGGCGTATTCTATGGCTCTGTGGTCTTTTTCTGTAAAGTCATAAAAGCCCGGCTGTGTGCGTGCAAGTATGTTGAGGGGCATGCGTGAAACTTCTTTTCTGTATATGTCCTCAAGTTCTTGCAAAAGCTTTGCCTTAACGCCTTCTGGCAGCCTCATTTGCTCTTCGAGCTTTATAAGTAGCATGTTTGCAAAGTTCTGAAAGCTTACAAAGTATTTGCTCCGCTCAAGCATATACTCAAGAGCGGACTTAAAGCCTGCATTAAGGCTCGGCAGGACAAGCTTGAGAATTCTCTCTATATCAGGGTCTGGTCTGTAAGCATCCATCAGAGCACCTCTTCCAGAAGCTTTCTTGCTTCTTCAGCTGAGATGACTCCTGCTTGCAGCAATGTGGCAATGCTTTCTGCTCTGAGTTTTATCACCTCTTCCTCCTCCTTTGCTCTGAAGTCAGGAGGCTCAGCAAAGGACACATTCACATCACTAACATCATAGCCTCTAAGTGTGAGGTGTAGCTTGTAAACATACTCAAGAAAACGCTCTACAAGTCTCTGATAGTTCTTAAGCTGAGATACAAAAATGTGCAGGCTTACAGTTGCCCATGTTTCTGTGTAGCCTTCTGAAAAGCCAAGCAGTGCAGGCTGTCCTTTTGCTCCTTCTATGAGCCACTTTTCTATGGTCTGCAAAACCTCTTTTAGCCCTCCTGCACTGGCAGACACTTCTTTGAACTCTACCTGTGTGCCTTCAAAATGCAAAAGCACACCCTTTGAGATGTTTTCTGCAATGTCCTGTGCAGTATCCTGCAGGAATTTGCGAGCTCTTTCTTGATACTCTGCCTCGGTCTCCGATGGACTTCTCTGTAGTTGTGGGAAAGTTATATCCAGAAAGCCTATCAGCCCAAGCTTGTTGGCAAGGCTTTTGAGTTCTGTGATAAGAGCGTCTGTAGTGTCCAGAAGAGACAGGCTTGCAAGCATGGGAGGTATGCCGTAGGGGGAGCCATCCACCGTGAGGAGTGGTATATACATGTAGGTGTGAGGGTTTAGCTCAACAAGCTTGTCTGACACCATCTGGTAGGGTTTCCACAGGTCTTTCTCCTGGTCGTAGGCAAAGTAAATTGTAGAAGGATGGACACGGACGAGTTTTTGCACAGCATCTACTTTGTCCGAGACAACGATTTCTGCGGATATGCACCCGTAGAGGATTATCTGACTGAAAAGGGTATTTATAAAAGCGTCCATATTAAGTGTTTCTGCGAGTCTCGTTATCTCTTCCTTTAGCTCTTCTCTATCGGTTTCCACTGTGTGTCCCGTGTTGGCAAGGTTTATGACGAGGTTATGAACCTGGGACAATACGGGATTAGTGAAAACCGCCCTTTCTATCTCATACAGGGCAGTCCGTGGAAACCGTGGGTCCACAAGTCTTGAGCGTATGTCTTTTGTCTGTGGCAAAAGCACACTGACTGGCTCTACACTGAGCCTTCCTGCATCCTTTTTCTTGAGTGCGTCTTTAAGCTTTTCAAATAACTCTTTCAACATGCCACCACCTCTTTACAGTTTTCTCGGGGCTGTAAAAGACAAGAGGGCTTATTTCCTTTGTTTCTTCTTTTCCTGCGTGCAAAGCAAGAGCGAGAGCCCAGAACCTGTCTGCGTGTCCGTCTTCCGTATTGCCTTCATATCTTATATTGCCACTGTCTGACACAAGCCTTTTGACTGAATGAAGGTCTTCTCTCAGGTCATTATCCGGAGGAATTCTTATGATTTTGTCTATAAAGGCATGTCTTAGTCTTTCTGCCAGCTCCTCTTTTACTCTCGCTGTAAAGTAGACTCTCTGCACCTTTGCCTCGCCCCAGCGACGGGCAAGTTCTTCTGCCAGCTGCATGCCTATACCAGTTTCATCTATAGCAAGCCTTCTGGCAAAACTGGCTATGTGGTCTATGACTTTGAACTGCTCTGAAAATGAGACATTACGCAAAATCTCAAGCCTTCTCAAGTAGAAAACGGAGCCAAGCTTTTCAAGAATGCTTATCACCGTGAGGTCTCTGCGCCTTCCAATGTCTACACCCACAAAAACATCGCCTCTGAGAAGTCTCAGGTCGTCAACTTCTATGTTTTCTTCCTCACAGGACTGAATAACCTCATAAGGCAAAAGCACATCTTCGTCGTCTATAAACTCACAAAGATATTCGGACTTCCATGCGAGTTCATTTTTTATGCCCCTCCTGAGTTCCTCAGGGTCTATAGCAAGCCCGTTTTGAACTGCGTCATGGATTGTAAGCCTGTAGCTAAACCATGCAGGGTCTTCCTGTGCGGTCTGCCACAGGTGATAAAAGAGGTCTTTCTTTGTGCGGGGTGTGGATATGGCTATGAGTTTATAGCGTTGGTTCCTCGTTATGGTGGGAAAGACTGCCTGATATACTTCAAAGCCTTTTTCAAAAAAGGCGGTCTCGTCCATGATAACATCTCCAGTGAAGCCCCTCACAGTTTCCGGTTTAGAGGGGAGGGCAATCACTTTCGAGCCGTTTGGGAATCGAGCTTCGAGCTGAAAAGTCTGCGTATCTTCAAAGAAGTCCACTTTTGCAAGCTTGAGAGCTTGCACATGCATTTTTACTTTGTCTAAAAGCTCTTTAGACTGTCTCTCGGAGGGGCTTATGACCACGACTCTGTGGTTAACAAACTCCACCGCTCTTTTTATCGCATAGTAGGACACAAGAAAGGACTTCCCTGTCTGACGAGCCCACATGAGGACAGAAAACCTTCTTGTTTCAATGCCCTGCAGTGCAATCCTCTGATATGGTAGCAGAATGCTTTCAGCCTTCATAGACTTCTCTCAAAAGCTTCAGGACTTCTTCCTTGTTCCAGTTTTGCTTTTCAGACTTTTCTACTTCCTGCATGGCTTTTTTCAGTCTCTCTTCCCGATACCTCTGCAGTTTTTCTGCTGAGACTGAAAGTTTATATAGTGATGCGATAAGCTCTGCCGGGTCATCAAACTCAAGAGCTTCTATGTCCTTGACAAACCGTAGAAGTCGGGCTGCAATGATGTTGGTTATGACTTCAAGACTATCGGTTGCGGGGTTTTCTTTTGCCGCCTCAAGCACTGCTTTGACTTCCGATTGTATTTCCATAAGCTCTTTTGCTGTGTCCGCATAGCTTCTCAGTGTGCGATGTATCGCACTTTTAGAGATGTTGTAGCCCTCTGACTTCAGAATTGCTTCTATTTCTCTGATAGTTCTTTTTTCTTTGTGGTAAAGGTGAATGATATACTGTATGATGTCCAGCAGGTCTGCCTTGCTTCTGCGTGCCATCATTCCTCCTCCTGTGGTACAGCTACACCTTTATCTGTCTCTATGCCGTCAAGGAGGTCGATACCCCTTGGAGTTATTCTGTAAACCTTGTAGCTCATATAAGGCTTTAGCTTAACCTCTTCTGCTTGTAGATAGCCCTTGCCTTCCAGATAGTGCAGGGCTTCCTCTATCTCAGAGACTTTGTAATACTGATAAAACACATGCACGATGCCATCCCTGTCCAGTCCTGCAATGTTTTGTTTTAGAAGCTGTAAAATTCTTCCTCTTAGAGCAGTTATTCTGCCTCTCATCTTATTTCTCCTTCAGAAGTTGTATAAGCTCGGTGAGTCTGTCGAAGAATTTCTCCATCCGCTCTTCCAATCTCTGTATTTCCCACCTCCACCCGGACACATCCTGAAGGTGAACCTCCTTGTCTACCTTTTTTCGCTCTAAAGCCTCTATATCCTCTTTTAGCCTGCTTACCGCCTTTTCCACCCGCTCTATCGCCTTGTTCATGTAGAAAAGCTGAAAGATTAGCGCAAGCAAAACCACCAGAGCCAGAGCTTCCTCAGATATTAGTCTGACTACTGAGTTTATTACCGCTGTCTCCACTTGACTACCTCCAGAAAGGTTTTCAGAGGCATGACAATAAGAGGCTCTTTTCTGTCTGCCTTTAGCACAAGGGCGTCTGCAGAAGAAAGCCAGGCGTAGACCTGCAGGGATTTGCGAGCCTTGACCTGAACCCCGAGAGAGATACCTATTTCCTTATTATATATATATAAGTCTGTGTCTGTGTGCGAACCTGCGGACCTTACTACCTGAAAGCCCGCCTGCTCAAACAGAGCTTTTATTTCTCTTTCTATACGTGCTCCTTTTGCGTAGGACATGGCTTTAATATTGCAGAAGCTACGAGAGGCTTTCAAGCAAGAATTTCAAGGCTGTGAATTATCTGAGAGAGCTTAAATTTCAAAAGCTGTAAGTTGTTTATTTCCTGTAGGGTTTTGAGTTCATGTTTTAAAGAGGAAACTATTACAGAATTCAGGTCTGCCTGTTTTAGCATAGACCTGCTTGGTCTTCTCAACCTTTGCGGGATTGTCTCGTCTTGCGTGAGATTGTTTCTTATGAAAGTTGCGAGGTCGCTTTGTTTTATTCTCAGTGTGCCGGATGGGAGCTTAATGGCGTTTAGATAGCCGGCATCAACCCAGGAGTATACCGTGCGTGGTGAAACCTTTAGTAAGGCTGCAACTTCTTGTATACTGTAAAGAACTTCTGTCATCTTATTTTCAAAGTTAGCGATTTCCTGTTAAGTATCATGCAAGGATTTCACAGTTCCTTTATGAGATTTTGGTTTTAAGCGTAAATCAGCGCCCTCCACCCTCCTCAACACACACACCTCTCTCAGTCTGGAAATTATCGGCTCTTCTGCAAGCAAGCCAAACAGGTCTTTTATATCCAGGTTGCTTATTATCGCAAGCCTTTTTTCTTCGTTATAGGCGTGATATATAACCTCTCTCACGAAGTCAAGGTGAAAATCTCTCAGAAATTTGCTAACATCATCTAATATAATCATGTCCGCCTCTCTGTATGCCTCACGCAGGGCTTTAAAGTCCTGCATATCTGGACAGGAGATGTAGAGCGGGTTTTTTACCCTGTATTTCCTTAGCAGCTGTGCGATGGCATAAATAATCGCATGCGTTTTGCCTGTTCCTGCAGGTCCAGTAAGAATTACCCCGCCCGCATGCAGGGTTTTCAGGCAAAACTCCGTGAGGTCTGTCTTTTTTGTCTCTTGCAGTTTTTTTACTACTCTGGGTGGAAAGCCAAGCCCAAGAAGGATTTTCTGTATAGTTTCAAGACTGAGGACTTTAAGCACTTTTTCCAGATATGTGCCTTTGCCGTTTTTCAACTCTATCCAGAAGAAATACTCCTCTTCTCTTATTGAAACCACTGGCCTGCCTTTATAGAGTTTTTCAAGCTCTTCTCTGTTTTTTACCGCCCTAACCATTCCTTTACCTCCTCTTTTAGTTGTTGCGCAGTTTTCAGAGCAGATTGTTTTGTGCTAACTCGCTCTGCCCCAGCTTTACCCCTCAGTGCTGTAAGTCTTAGAACAACCGTTTTCAGTATTGCATAGTCATCCCCAAACTCCTCTCTCAACATTTCTTCTATACTGTCAAGTGTCCTGTGAATTCTTTTAGCCAGCTCTATCATCTCCTGCCTATTAGCTCTCATCCTTACCCCTCCTCTGCCCAGTCGGGCATGTCATCTATGTCATCCATGTAGTAGTCAAGCCCCCGAGTGTTTTCTGGGGATACCCACTTTCCACTTTCTCGGTGTGTCCGTTTTATTCTTGGCAGGACTGTTCTGAACCATGTTATAGAGCCGTCCCCTTTTAGATAGCCTTCTTTTAGTCTTCTAAACTCTTCGTAATCCTTTTTTATGTCCTCTACCCCAAGTCCGTTTTGTTCGTATATCTGTATCAACTCCCTTAATGCTTTGCCTACCCTATCCTGCCATTTGCTATAGCCAAAGCTTTCTGGAGGAGTGCCGTTCCACAACTTTATATACCACCCCATAAGATGTTGTATGCTTTTGCCATACCGTTCTGCCCTCTCCTCGTGAAATTGGATATATTGCCTCAGTTCCTCAACTATCTTCGTGAGCCTTTTGTAAGCTTCTTGCCCTGTTTTGCTTTCAAGAACTTGCTCAAGTTGTCTCAGTAGAGTTTTACACTTGCGCATGTTTTTCACCTCCTTCTGAGTGTTTTAGTTCCTTAAGCTTGCTCCTTACTGCCTCGATGCTTCTGCCAAGTTCATCTGCCGCCATTCTTATCTCCCCTGGCCTTTCTTATACGCCTTGTCCTTTCCTGCTTTACCTGCATTCTGCAGGTGGGGGAGCAATACAGATTGTCCGAACGGTTTGGGATGAAAAACTTCCCACACACCTGGCAGGATTTCATAATTCTCTGTATATCTTCCTCTTCCGCATGCAGTGTAGCAAAAACGGGCGGGTTTTCTACAATACGCCTTAAAAGCCCATTTCTCACCTGTGCGGATATGAGAGAGTGGACTTTCTGCTTTACCCACTTTCTCATCGGGCCAGGTGGCGGATTGAGAGAATTTACAACGTCCTCAGGTCTGAAGACTTTTAACTTCAGCATTTCAGCCCAGACCATGCCGTCCGTATACATGCCTACCTCCCGAGGGTTTTTGATGCTTTTATGATGTTTTCCTCTGTAGCTTCCGCCTTTAGCTTCTGAAGGATGCTTGCGATAAAATAGATATCCAGAGTTGTCCAGCCTCTGTCCTTTGCGAGTTTGTAGAAAACCTCCACCTCTCCGCTTACTTTCTTCTCTCTCAGTGCATGCTCTATTGTCTCTTTTGTTATCTGCTCAAGCTCCTTTCTGATAACCACTCTCCTGTATATGCTATGAGGAGTAGACTGCACAACCTTTGGCAGGCTCTGGTCTCCGAGGAAAATGTAGCTAAGATGTGTGTCTGTGTCTTCTGCAAGGTCTTTTAGCTCGTTCAGGAGCAATGCTCTTTTTAAAACCCTCTGTGCTTCATCTATAACGACGATTGGCTTGATTTGTAGTGTGGCTATGGTGAACTTTAACAGGTCAAGAGTAGCCTCCTTCGTCTGCCTCATACCAGCCCCGCAGGCAAGGCTTATGCCTTTTACCAGTTTGCTCGCTGTAATTTCCTCGGCTGGCACTTTGTAGTAAAACACATCTCTGTTTTCTCTTGCAATAGCTTTTGCAGAAAAAGTCTTGCCGTTGCCCCATACACCCCATACGAGGGCATGCACGGGTGAGCCTGTTTGCTCTCTTATCTGCCTGAGCGTGTTAACTACTCCTCTTAAAACCTGTTCTGCATGCACCATGTTTTACCCTCCTTCGTAAATTTTTAGAATGTCCCACTCCTCTTCCTGAACCCCTTGAGGCTCAGGCTCTGGAGCAGGGCTTGATAGCAAGCAAAGAATGTCTTCCTCTTGCGTCTCAGATATACGGGCTTCCTGTAACTCACGAAGTTCCTCCCGTAGCTTCTCCTCCCTCTTCTCCACCCTCTTACTTTTCTGCTTATGCTGTTTGTATTCCACTGGGTCAAGTGAAGGCAGTTCGGTTGATACAAGTCTTGCATAGCCGAGAAACTCTCCCGAGGAAGCATACACCTCAAGCTTTGTTATGTCCTCTATGTCCCGCAGACATATGACTCTGGGAGCGTTCTTATCTCTGCCAAGCTCTTTTTCTTCCTGCGGTAAGTAAAACTCATATCTCAGGTTGTCTATTGTGATGGTGTGATTGCGAATTGTCCTCTCAAACCTCTCTGCAAAGGCTTTGCGAAGTCTGCCTTCGTCTACCTCACTAAATCCTTGCAATTCAACCTCTGCAGGTGCAACTGGCTTCTGGAAGTGTTCAAAGTTGTGTGCAGTGCGGTTGTATGTGTTTATCGCAAGACTTATCAGGTCGTTTATACTCCCTGCTTTGATAGTTCTTGCTATGTCTTTTAGCTCTCTGATGACCCGTTCTATAAGCTTCTGGTTTGCCTGATAAGGCTTTGTCCTGCGAATTTCAACTCCGAGTTCTTTCAAAGCCCTTGTGATATGTTCAGAGGTAAGAATTTTTTCATTGTCCGTTTTTACTGCCTTGGGGACGCCGTGTCTTAAAAACAACTGAAACATAAACTTAGCAACATCGAGACTGGAGAAGGCTTTGTTGTAGTGCGTGGCATTCTTTTCTTTGTTTTCTACCGTGTAAAAGCCCAAAATCCTCATGGAGTAAAGCTCAAGAGCAAAGAGGATAGAGTATTGCTTTCCTGCAAACACATAGCCCGTTGCGTCTATCTCCACCAAGCCCTTTTCTCTTTGCACTTTACCCTTCGAAACCTTCGGAGCTTCCTTAATTCCCCTCCTTGCAACTTCTAACCTTTCCCAACTTCCCCACTCACTTTTTACGAAGTCTTCCACAAGCCTGTAAAAACTTGCAAGAGAGTTTATGCCTACAAGCCTTAAATCAAGCTCCAGAAGGTGGTATATTCGTCTGAGAGAATGCGTCCTTTTCCTGCCTTTTTCTTCGTTAACATCAAGCAGCAAGGCTTTAAGCTTCTCTATAAGCTCGTTTGGTATCTCACGCACTTTCCTCGGTCTTCCCATCCTCTTCTGTGGCAAGCCTTTTATCCATCTGTATATCGTTGCCCTGTTGTGCTTCAGGAGTTTTGCTATCTGTGATACAGAAAAACCCTGCAGGTAAAGTTGTATTGCCCTTAGCTTCATCTGTGTCTCCTTCTTACACTTTCTAAAAGCGACATCATCTTCTCAGTAAAAGGCTTCCACACGTATTCCTCCCATTCGTCTGGAGAGAGCTTCGTTAGATATACTGCAAGAGCCGTGGCTGCAAGCTCTATGGCTTCGTCTATTTCCTTATTGAGGTCAAAACCTTTCTCTGGCTTCTGAGACTTCTTGCTTTTAGATGATTCTGCTTCCTTCCACTCTGGACCGCCCCAATCAGACCAGTCAGGCTCTGTAGAAAGGGCGGGCTGGGAGCCTGCCAATTCAGAGGAGGAGGGGGGTGAAGAAGATACGGCTTCTAATTGTTTATTTCTTTTTGCTACATACTGCGAGTAAAGGCTGTATGGCAGTCTGTATCCTCTCTTATATAGTTCTTCCCTTGCTTCCTCAAAGCTTACCGTCCTTGTTGTCCAGTCCTCCAGAACATCCTCCACAAGCCCCCAAAATACTTCCTCTGGAACTTCGGGGACTTGGTTATATATTTCCGTTAGCCTGTCCGCATGCTTTATGAGAACCTCTCTTATATCACTCTCCACCACCTCCCTAAGCTCGTTGTAGCGTCTTAGCTCGTGTGCCAGATTATTCCAGCTTGAGAAAATGTATCTGTAATCTTTTAAAGTCTCCTCTGCTTTTTGCAGGATTAACTCTTCCAGTATCCTCTTCCTGTGTTGCTCTTGCCTTAGCTCCTCCCATTTTCTTTTAGCCTTTTCCAGCCATACTCTCTTTGCCCTTGCTGACAACTCTTGCATGAACTGAAGCCCTGTCAGGGCTTTTTCTGCTACTTCCCAGCTGTCAACCCCTGCATCTAATAGCCTTCGCATAGTCTCGCTGGTATCTTTTACAAGCTCGGCAAGAACTCGGGCTGGCTCACCTTCTATCTCAAAGCCTTCTTCCTGTGCTTTCTGACGCACAAAGCTTTCAAACTTTCTGATAAGGTCTCTGTCCTCTGGAGTTATAGTCTCAAGCCAGTCTGAGAAGAGCTTCAAAACTTCACGGGAGGGTGGGAAGGAGAATATGCATTTTTGCAATGATTGCAATTTTGCATAATCTTTGAGAAATAGGTCAGAAAATAATATAGCAGATGGGGTCGGATTTTTGACCACAGAGCCTCACGA